GATAGTTTACAGCGTCATATGAATATTTGTAAAAAAAAAAAAGAATGTGAAATACTTACACTACATAATAAGGATATAGAAATAGAAGAAAAAAACAAACAAATAAAAGAATTACAAGAAAAAATAAAAACACAAGGAAATACAAATATTATAAATAATACAAATAATACAATAACAAATAATATTCATATAAATAACTATGGTGATGAAAATCTGAAACATTTGCGAAGTAAGGATTTTGCAAACTTACTAAGTGGTATTTATAATGCTGTTCCTAAACTAATAGAGAAAATTCATTTTGATCCAAAGCATCCAGAAAATCATAATATAAAGTATACAAATCGTAAGCAACCTTATTTAAAAGTAATGAAAGATGATAAATGGCAACTAGTAAATAAAAAAGATGAATTACTAGATTTAATAGATAATAAATACTTTATGCTAAAAGAAAAATATTATACTTTATTAGAAAAGAATAAATATACATTATCGGAACAACAAAAAATTATAATAGATCAATATATGGATAAGTATAATATTGAGGATAAAAAGATGATGATTGATTTAATGGATAGAACAGAGTTAATGTTATTGAATAATAGCTAAACTTTTTAGAAAAAAGTTTTATCAAAAACAAACTTTTTAGAAAAAAGTTTTATCAAAAACAAACTTTTTAGAAAAAAGTTTTATTAAAAAGAAAATATAAGATAATTATATATATGATTGATTATAAAAAAAAATATCTGAAATATAAAAATAAATATATACAAAAAGTAAACTATTTACAAAAAGGAGGAGTTAGTGAAAATTTAGAATTTTCATTTAAGTTAATGTCATATAATGTATATTTGAATCGTGGTTATGATTATGATAAAGAAACAAATGTATCAAATTATATTAATTCACTAGAATCTGAAAATAAACCAGATATAATATGTACACAAGAAGAACCAATAAATAGTTTTATAGGTGGTGATTATCAGCGATTACATACTTGTCCAGAAAATATTAATACAACGGAAAATGTAGCAGTATATTATAAAAAAAATGATTCTAACCGTCCTAAATTTATAGAGTGTATAAAACAAAATGATAGACATGCAATTATATTTGAATACAATAATACTACAGTAGCTAATTTACATTTAGACGGTGGTAGATATGTGGATACAAAATTAAAAACAAATTATAATACTTTAATAGAAAATAAATTGGCACTTCTAAATGCTGTAATTAGTAAGAAACCCGATATTATTCTAGGTGATTTTAACAGTGTATACTCTAGTGATGTAAATCAACTTAATAATTTTTATCAAAATCAATATGATTATTTTGACAAGTTTCATGATTATAAAAATATAGAAGAAATAAATAGATGGAATTCAGAACCATATCAAGTATTAACAGAAAATAATTATAATTATGCAGTTCCATATAATCAATCTAATAGTTTTACCAATTTTAGAGGTGAAACAATAGTTGATGCTATTTGGTATAAACATATTGACTCCACTAATACACAAATTTTAGACTCTTTAAATAGCCGTACAGGTGGTGTACCATCTGATCATAATCCGGTTATTACAACAATAATACCATTAGCATCACAATCAAAACCTTCTATTAAAAAACCAATCACAACACAAGAAGAACCTGCTAAAATACAAACACATGAAATACCTATTGAAACTATTACAATAATAGGAACAGTAATAAGTGTTTTAATTTTTATATCATTAGCAAATTAAATAATTAATATACAGATTTATATTTTATATATTATTTTTTTTGTTTTTTTATTTTTTTGTTTGATAAAACTTATTATAACTTAATAAATAAAATATTTAGAAAACTTTTTATATAATTATTAATATTTATAATAAATAAAAATGCCACGTACTATATATCCTGGTAAAAAATTATATGAATCTATCGATTATTATGAAACAGTTGTATCATTTAAAAGTATAAATAATCATCCAATTATAAAAAGTATTAAAAAACCTGATTATCAGGGTTCATTAAATATGGATAATGTTGAATCCCTAGTAGATGAATATAAAACACATCCTCTTTTTTTAAGACATAAAAATAAAATTGTAGTTGGTATTCTAAATAATACATATTATATACTAGATGGACAACATCGTCTAGAAATGGTTAAACAATTAGAAACTATAAATTCAGAAATAAATGATGAATTACATTTTTGTTGGTATACTTTTAATAATGAAAATAATATGAGAGAACTATTTAATAGTATAAATAAAGATTCATATAAAAATCAATGGTTTATTAACTCTGATGAATTTAAACAAATTAAGATTACAGAGTTTAATAGATTATTAAAGGAATATTGTAGTGATTTTTTTGCTAAAAAAAAATCTGAAAAAGGAAAACTATATACTATAGAGGAATTTACAAAAATATTAAACTCGCATAACTTTTTTAATAATATGGAAATGACAGCTCTAGAATATTATAAGTTAATTGAAGAAAAAAATAATATATTTTATGAATTATTTAATTATACAGATCATTTTACTAGTAATATCAGTTGTTTTTATAAAGATGAACATAAAAATATTGAAAATAAAATAGTAATGTCTTTAAAAAATAATAACTTTTTTCAATGGTTACAAAAAAATACTAATCCAATGCATAAATTTAGATATACTAAAAATAAAATATCAACATCACTGCGCAAAAAAGTATGGAATAAATATTTTGATACACAAACAATACATATATGTACTATTATCGATTGTAATAATATATTAAATAATACTGTTAAAAATGGTTGGGAAGCGGGTCATATTATATCAGAATTTAATGGAGGATGTACCGATTTAAATAATCTTAAACCTATTTGTAAATCTTGTAATTGCTGTATGGGAACACAAAACTGGACAGATTATGATGCATTGTAATAAATTTAAATACATATTATATTGTTGATCTAAACTTTTTTTTAAAAAGTTTTTTTTTGTCAAAACTTTTTTTTAAGAAGTTTTTTTTCTGAAAAAGTTTCAAAAAAAAATTCCCCCCCCCCTCAAAATAAATTAGTTAACTAAATTAGAAAATTTAACTAAATTAGTTAAAATTTTCTAAAAAAATTTAGTTAAAAATTAGTTAAAAATTAGTTAAAAATTAGTTAAATCAAAACTATTTAAAAATATAATATTTTATATTAGTATATATGGTAGAATATTTATGCTATAGATGTGGTTATATAGGTAAGCAAAAAAATCATCTTAAAAACCATTTAAATCGCAAATTTGTATGTAAACCTGTACTAGATGATATTAGTATAGAAGAAATACGAAATTATTATTTTTTAGAAATAGCACCTAAACAGCACCCAAACGACACCCAAATAGCACCCAAACAACACCCAAACAACAGTTTTCTAAAAAATGAAACAGCACCCAAACAACACCCAAACGACACCCAAACGACACCCAAACAACACCCAAACGACACCCAAACGACACCCAACTTTTCTACTAGAGAATGTAAATATTGTAATAAAAGTTTTACTAGAAAGTCCGGGTTAATAAAACATCTAAATATATGTGTAATAAAAAAAGAAAAAGAATTATTAATAAATAATCAAAATGAGGAAATGACTAAAATGAAAAAAGAAATAGAGGAGTTGAAGAATTTTAAAATTCAAACACAAAATAATATAACAACAAATAATAATATAAATAATAGTAAAAATATATATATAAATAACTATGGAGATGAAAATCTTAAACATTTGCAAACTAAGGATTTTGCTAACTTATTAAGTGGTATTTATAATGCTGTTCCTAAACTAATAGAGAAAATTCATTTTGATCCAAAGCATCCCGAAAATCAAAATATAAAATATACTAATAGGAAACAACCCTATTTAAAAGTAATGAAGAATGACAAATGGCAACTAGTAAATAAGAAACATGAATTACTAGATTTAATAGATAATAAATATTTTATGTTAAAGGAGAAATACTATACTTTATTAGAAAAAAATAAATATACATTATCAGAACAACAAAAAGCTAAAATAGATGAATATATGGATAAATATAATATAGAGGATAAGAAGATGATGATTGATTTAATGGAACGGACTGAATTAATGTTGTTGAATAATAGTTAAACTTTTTAGGAAAAAGTTTTATCAAAAACAAACTTTTTAGGAAAAAGTTTTATCAAAAACAAACTTTTTAGGAAAAAGTTTTATCAAAAACAAACTTTTTAGGAAAAATTATTTTAAATTATTTTATCATTATCTAAATCTATTTCTAAAATAGTATTATTATTTAAATCGGTAGCTTCATCTAAACCTTCATAATTATTAAAAGACTTTTCATTTAGTAAAAGTCTTATAGTAAATAAAGTTGTAATTTGGTCAATAATTACTCCAAATACTGCTAAGTCTATTTGAGTAATAGTGATCATTAAAGTAAATACATATCTTAAACTATCAATAAAATATATATAATTACCATAAAACTGTAACTCACATTTTGTAAAATCTTTTATAACTTTTTTATCAGGATTATAAATTGTAAATTCTAATATAGCATCTGCTATTTCACTTACTAATACTTTAACAATTCGTACAACTGTAATAAGACATAATAATAGTGTATATTTATAATAATTATCTATTTTAACTGATAATATAATTAAAGGAGTTTCTTGTTTTGTAGGAACACCCCATCTAAAATATGTATCATATGTTCTAAAATAGAATACTAAAATAATAATTAATATAATTAAAAAAGTATATAATATTGCACAAAATCTTAATTTACTTTTTGAATCCATTCATAACATAGTTATAGTCTTTTTACATAATTTATATACATATATACATATATACATATATACATATATACATACATTTTATAATTATCAAAAATTAATATTTAATCCCAAAATAATTGAATGCTTTTAATAATACTTAATCGATAATTTTCACTGTGTACATTACCACTAACTTTTGATAAATCATCGTCACTCATACATATGTATTTAATTAGTTGTTCTGTTAAACCGTTTTTATATACAATATCTCCTTTGTATGGTGCTTGTGTATCATTATCATATAATTCTAAATTTTTTAATATACTTATTTTTTTTTGAATATTATTAATTTTTTCTGGAAAAGTATATTTATAATCTAATACATATGTGGTTTCTTTAATAGTAATATTACAAGTAATTATTACATAATCATCACTACCATTTGGATGAAGAATAAATGTGTTATTAATAAAAGATTCGTGTAGTGGGGATGCAATTTTTGGTGGCATTTATTATTTAGATGTTTCTTAACAAATAATTTATAAAAATCAATTTTAAATTTTTATTATATAATATAAATATATGGTCGAACGTGATTACGAAAAATTATATACTAAATATAAATCTAAGTATTTACTACTAACAAGAAAAAATAATACCTACGTAGTTACAAAAATTGATAAATTGCAAGATGATTCAGAAATTAACAATAATAATACACCTGATTGGCCAAGTATTAGTAATAAAGTTCGTGCTTCTGTAGTTCAAATATATTCAATTAGTTATACTATTGACCCGGAAAACCCATACATATTACCTGCAAATGAATTAGCACGTGGTTCAGGTTTTGTTATTTATTCAAGTTCAGATCAAGTATTAATTATGACTAATTCACATGTTGTAGAAGAAGCAAAAACAGTATTTATACGAACTGAACAAACACAAAAAGAAGATTTAAAAGCAAAAGTAATTGGTATATGTCCTTCAAAGGATTTAGCACTTATAACAATTGATAAAGATGATATAAAAAAATTAAAACCCTTACCACCTGCATTAAAATTCTGTGATGATCGTATTTATATGGATAGTATTCCAGTAATGGTTGCAGGATATCCATTAGGAAAAGAAAATCTAAAATTTACAACTGGTGTATTATCTGGTAATCAAAATCACTATGATATTAGATTTGACCGATATGTATCCTATTTACAAATAACTGCGGCGGTAAATCCAGGAAATAGTGGTGGACCATTATTTAATTCAGAAGGTGAATTAATAGGAGTAAATTCTGCAGGTATTATATTTAGTCAAAATATAGCATATGCAATACCTACCCATATAATAGTTTCTGTATTAAATGATTTATTAAATACACCTGAAAGAATTATATCTTCATTTAATTATGGATTTGATTGGAATAACACAAGTATGGAATTATTAAAAAAATATACAAATAATTGTGATTTAACAGGAATATATATTAATAAAATAAATAAACAAAATGTATTAAAACTAAATGTAGGTGACATATTACATAAAATACAATTTTATGATGTATGTACTATACCTAAAATATGGGATACACTAATACAAAAATCAGAAAAAAATACTGGTAGATTATATAAACAAGCTAATAAATTAACTGGAGTAATAGATAATTTTGGTATTGTTAAAGTATATGACAGTAAAAATAATGAAACAAGTTGGTCAAAAAATAAAAAAAAATTAAATATAAATGAATTATTAGATGCTATTACAAATCATTCTGAATTAGAAATAACTATTTCACGAAAAAATAAAATAATAACTTATAAAACACAGGCAAATAATCATGAAAATACAGGCGTAGTATCTATACTACCTATGTACAAACAAATAGATTGGGAAATATGTTTAGGATGTTGTTTTACACCATTAAATATAGATTTAGTAAAAATTTCTGGCATAAAAAGTGCACATTCTAGTATAGAAGATTTACACTATTTTCTTACAGATAAAAATAGAGAAAAAAAATGGATAGCCTTAACTCATATATTTCCTACTAGTGATACATATAAATCACATATATTAAAAAATGGGGAAATTGGTGTTATTACTCATATAAATGATATTTGTGTAACAACTATGGATGAACTAAGAAGTGCTTTAAGTAAAAATATAGGAAAATACATAACAGTTGATTTTGAAAATGGAAAACGTATGGTTGTATCAGATATTAATAAAAATGCTAGAAAAATAGATAAAAAAATATATGAAGATAATAAGATCAAAACAACTGAATTTGGTAAAAAATGGACAAATGTTTAAATAAACTTTTTAGGAAAAAAGTTTTATCAAAAATAAACTTTTTAGGAAAAAAGTTTTATCAAAAATAAACTTTTTAGGAAAAAAGTTTTATCAAAAATAAACTTTTTAGGAAAAAAGTTTTATGAATTATTTAATATAACTATTTCAGTTTTTTTTTGTAATTCTTTTTGTAAATCATAATTACTTTGATATTTATCTATAAAATTGTCCATAACATTTATTTCCTCTGTTTTTTCTACATAATGGTCTTCTAGTATATTATACTTGTCATCTACTAAATTTTCTAAAGTTTCTTTTTTATCTTTTAATTCCCACTTATCATTTTTTCGTACTTTTACATATGGTTGTTTTTTATTTGTTATTTTAATATTATGATTTTCTGGATGTTTAGGATTAAAATGAATTTTTTCTATTAATTTAGGTATTGCTGTAAAAGCAGTATTTAGTAAGTTAGTTAAATAATCCTTATTTAAATATTCTAAATTTTCTGAACCATAATTATTAATATTAATTGTATTATGAATTGTATTATTACTATTATCATTATGTGTATTATGTGTATTATTTGTATTATTTGTATTATTTGTGGTATGACGTGTAGATTTACTAAGATTTATTAATAAATCCTCTACTTGATCTTTTAATTCTTCATAAGATTTTTCTAATTTTTTATATTTTAAATCCATTTTATTTTCATTTAATTTTTTAATTTTACAACATTTCATGTGTTTATTTAGTCCTGTTTTTCTAGTGAATGTTTTTTGACAAAATTCGCATAAATGAGTTAAATTTTGTATAATTTTGGGTGCTATTTGGGTGCTAGTATTTTTCATTTTGGGTGCTAAAAGCTGACTTTTGGGTGCTGTTTGCATAACACCCAAATTTTCGGAAAAGGTGTCAAAAGGTGCTATTTGGGTGCTGTTTAGGTGCTGTTTGGGTGCTATATGTTTTACAATATTTAAATTATATAGATTTTTAATATAATCTATACTAATATTATCCAGTAGTGGAGCACATATATTTTTACGATTTAAGTGATTTTTAAAACTGGATTTATGTTGTGTATTATAACCACAACGTTTACAGGTATAAACTACCATATATATTTATAAAATATAATATTTTTAAATAATTATGTTTTCGTATAATTTCGTATAATTTCGTATAATTTTGTATAATTTCGTATAATTTTTGTATAATTTATTTTGTATAATTTCGTATAATTTTTGTATAATTTCGGATAATTTCGGATAATTTATGTGGGTGCTATTTTGAGGGGGGGGGGGG